GAAGGGATTGAAATTTACAATTATCTGAAAAATCATCCGTCAAACGTCACTGTCGAAGTGACTGGTTTAGCAGCAAGCGCCGCAACCTTTATCATTGCCGGTGCTGATGAAGTGATTATGAACGTTGGTACTTCATTGATGATTCATGAAGCTTCAACATTTGCTTGGGGCAATAAACAGGATATCCAAAAAACGCTGAACGCTTTAGAAACTATTGATGATTCAATTTTAGCAATTTATTCAGACAAAACCGGTCAATCAGCTGATCAGTTGCGTGAATGGATGAGTGAAGAAAAATGGTTCACGGCAGATGAAGCTGTAGAGTTTGGATTTGCTAATTCTGTGAAACGTGCCGAACCGGAAGAAGAACCACAAGACATTGCTGAATTGATTCAAAATGCTGTCGCTGTTGCGATAGCTAATTTAAGCCAACCTGTAACAGATCAAGTGGAACAAGAACTAAAACCAAAATCATTAATCGCACGATTGCGAAAAGGAGAATAAATTATGTTAAAAATTACAGATAAAACTGCAGATGCGAAGAAAGTCTTTAACGCTATTTCTGCAAAAGAAGATGCAACACCTGAACAAGTAAACAATGCTTTAGAAGCGTACGTCACAGCCATTGCAGAAGATGCAGGTGCACAAGTACGTGCTGAATACGAAGAATTGAAAAATGTAACAGATAATCGCGTCTTAGAAGCTCGTGGGATTCCTACTCTGACTGCCGAAGAAACGAAATTCTATAATGAAGTTTCAAAAGCTGGCGGATTTGATAAAGATTTAGTATGGCCAGAAACAATCTTTGAAAAAGTATTCGAAGACTTGGAAAAAGATCATCCTTTGTTGCGCTTAATCAATTTCCAATCAACCGTTGGAAAAGTCAAGGTCATTCGTTCTCGTCGTAAAGGTGTGGCGGTGTTTGGACCATTACACAAAGATTTAGAAGGACAACTTGATGCGGAATTCGACTCGACAGAATACACGCAACTTGCATTGACTGCATTCATGCTAATTTCTAATGATACATTAGACT